CAGGTCAACAACGCCCAGGGCACGTCTTGGCTTGGCGACAACTTTGACACGGTGCTGCTGTACGGCTGCCTGGTTGAGGCGTATACCTTCATGAAGGGTGAGACCGACATCATTGCGCTGTACGAAGGCAAGTACAAAGAAGCCATGGCAATGGCCCAGCGTCTGGGTGATGGCCTGGAGCGCAGCGATGCGTACCGGAGCGGGCAGGCGCGTGTTGCGCCGCTTCCGCAGAATAACGGGGTGCGTTGATGGCCTTCACGGGAAATTACACTTGCAACACATTCAAGATCGGCTTGATGAACGGCACGTTCGACTTCACAACGGACACGTTCAAGATTGCACTGTATACAAACACAGCCACACTCAATGCCGACACAACCGCCTACACCACCACGGGAGAAGCCTCTGGTGGAAACTATGTTGCTGGCGGCTTGGCCTTGACCGTGACGCAGGTGCCGACAATCGGTAACCAGACCGGGCAGAATGCAGTGGTCTACATCTCGTTTGCCGACGCCTCTTGGACTGGCGCTATCACCGCACGTGGTGCGTTGATCTACAAAGATGGTGGCGGGGACCCGGCAGTTTGCGTGCTGGACTTTGGCTCAACCAAGACCTCGGTCAACACGTTTGAAGTGCAGTTCCCAACGTCGGGTAGCACAACTTCTATCATCCGCCTGGTATAAAGGAGAAGACATGGCACTGGTAACCACCACTAAAGGAATCATGGACGAGAACTTGCTTGAAAAACGAGAGGGTTCCGTCGATAATGACAACGAGTTCACCCGCTGGATTGAGTTCTGGTTGGACGGCGAGTTGGTGCACCGCTCGGTGCATGTTGAGTTGAAGAAAAACGTTCTGGCCGATGGACTGGCCGCAATGATCGGTTGAAAGGACTGAAAAATGGCAAACACTCAAGCTATGTGCACTTCGTTCAAGACGGAGCTGCTGACGGCAACACACAACTTTGGTACCGCCCCCACTCGTGGTACTGGCGCGGCTGACACGTATTACGCTGCGTTGTACCTGACCTCAGCTACTTTGGGCGCTGGTACTACTGCTTACACCACCTCTGGTGAAGTGAGCGGCCCCGGCTACACTGCCGGTGGTATTGCCGTGACCAACGCTACGGCCCCGACTTCTTCGGGCACCACCGCTTACTGGACGCCGTCCGCAAGCCTGGTTTACACCAGCGTGACCCTGACCACGGCTTTTGACACTGTTCTGATCTATAACCAGACCCAGAGCAACAAGGCAGTGAGCGTTCATACCTTCGGTTCGCAGACGATTACGGCTGGTACGTTTACCCTGACGATGCCTGCCAACACGAACACGACCGCACTTATCCGTCTGGCGTAAGCCGTCCCCGGTCTAGGGGAGGGCCATGCTGGGTATAGCCCCATTTGCAGCAGCGCCGTTCGCATCCCTTGCGAACGACGATAAATCTGTTGCGCTCACAGGAATTGCAGCGACTGGGGCTGTAGGCGACATCACGTCGGTATCAGCTGTTGATATATCCGGCAACTACGCACAAGGTGATGTCGGAGACCTGGCGGTTTCGTTTGACATTGAGTTGTCAGGCGTTGAAGCTGCCGGTGAGGTTGGTGATGTAACTTCCACTCAAGAAGTATCAGGCGTTGAATCCACCGGTGAAGTTGGTGATCTAACCGCCGAAACCGCCTTTGACTTGTCGGGTGTTGAAGCTACCGGCAACGATGCCCAGACATTTCCAGAAATCACTATTGATCTCACTGGTGTTGAGGCCACAGGTGAAGTCGGTGATGTCACATCTGCGCAAGAGCTTGTTGGGGTTGAGTCCACCGGCGAGGTGGGCGATGTAGCTGTTGAACCTTCCTACGAGCTGTCGGGTGTTGAAGCAACCGGTAACGTTAGCCAGACATTCCCTGAAACTGAAGTAGCAATTACCGGCGTTGAAGCCGTAGGCGAAGTTGGTGATGTTGTTGCCACGCAAGTACTTGATGGCGTAGAAACTACTGGTGAAGTAGGAACCATTGAAAACGGCGGTATTGTTGTCGACCTGACTGGTGTTGAGGCGCTAGTTGAGCAAGGCGAGATGATCGCCACGCAGATCCTAGATGGGGTTGAGGCAACTGGAGAAGTTGGCACAGTTGAGAACGGCGGTGTTGAGGTTGAGCTTTCTGGAGTTGAGGCTACCGGAGAGATTGGCGATGTCATTGCTACGCAGATTCCAACGGGCGATGTTGCCATTGGTTTTGTTGGCACTGTTAAGTCGGAGTTTGAAGTTGCCATCACCGGCAATGAAGCTACGGGCGCTGTTGGCGATCTGATTCCTGGCTTTGAAGTTCCCGGAGTTGAGGCTACCGGCCAAGTTGGCAGTGTCGCCCTTGGTGACCGCCAGATTGCCATTACAGGGGTATCTAGTACCACGGCAGTTGGTACGATTATCTATGCTATTGACCAGCCGTTAACCGGGGTTCAGGCTACGGGTTCTGTTGGCACAGTTGAGTTCTCCTACGTACTTGACGGCCAGGTTGCCTACGGCCAGTTGGGCCAGCTCGGTGTTTTGCACACCAATGCGATTTTGGAAGGTTGGGGCGCTTACGGCTGGGGTGATGAGCCTTGGGGCGGAACCCAGACCGCAAACGAAACCATTACTGCGGTTGGCAATGTTGTTGGCGGCCAGCTGCTCGGTCCTGGCGTTTCTGCCACAGGTCAAGTCGGTACTGTTACGGCAAAAGTAACGCCTGTCCCAGACGAAGGTGATGTGGCTTATGGCCAGGTAGGGTCCGTTGGGAACGTACACGCGGTCGAGCTGTACACAGAAGACTGCCTTGGGTGGGGTGCGGGGCCTTGGAGTGGCGATGTTCCTGGCACTGGGCCGCAAGTTGCGTACGGTGATGAAGGTTGGGGCGATTCGCCCTGGAGCGGGGACACCAACGCCGACTATTATGACATTGCCTGGGGTGGTTGCCAGACGCATAATCCGTCAGTTGCATATACCGCCGTTGGCTCTGTGGGCGTTATTTCTGCTCCGCCGCTGGTCGGAGTCGAGGCCACGGGCCAGGTTGGGAATCTTGGCAATACGCACACGCTTGACCCGTTGACTGGCGTTCAAGCCACCGGCCAGGTTGGTACAGTCCTGCCGGGCATCATTGCAGCGTTGACTGGAGTTGAAGCCACGGGCTACGTTGGCACAATGGGCGTCATCCACAGCAATCCCTTGACCGGGGTGGAGGCGGTGGGTATAGTCGGGGATGTCTGCCCGCGCAATTGGACGACAATTGACACTACCCAGAATGCAAGCTGGGCTGTGATTCAATCTGCACAAGCGTCTAGCTGGCAGGCTATCCAAAACAGCCAAGATGCCGAGTGGGATCTTGTTGTGACAGAGGAATGTTGAGGATAAACGATGGCTTTAGTTCTAAAAGACAGGGTCCAAGAATACACCACGACGACGGGTACATCTGACTTCGTCTTGGACGGAGCCGTCCTTTCATACCAAACTTTCTCAGCTATTGGTAACACCAACACTACTTACTACACAGCGTTTGACCCCAATGCCGGGGATTGGGAAGTAGGTATTGGTACGTACTCCACAACTGGCCCAACGCTTACCCGTGACACGATTCTGGCCTCCAGTGCAGGGGGCGCCAAGGTATCTTTTGCTGCTGGACAAAAGAACGTATTTGCCACATACCCGGCTGAGCGCTCAGTCAATCTAAATTCTGCGGGTACGTACATCACCCCGTCTACGTTTGACACGGTTACGGCCAACACGGCTACGCTGACTGCTGGCACGATCAGCACAACGCCGTCCAACAGCACGGACATTGTTAATAAGCAGTACGTTGACACAACGGCGGCAACATCTTTGCATTACCACGCCCCGGTCTATGTGGAGTCGCCTGATACGGCTGGAAACTTAAATGCTACGTATAACCAGCCCGGTGGTCCTGGAGTTGGCGTTAACGCCACGCTGACTAATGCCGGAACAAAAGCTGCGCTGACCATCGACGGTATATTGATGACCGTGGGCAAGCGGGTTCTGATTTACAACCAGACCAATGCTTTTGAAAACGGGGTGTACACGGTTACCACTGTCGGAACGCCTGACCCTGGCGGCACGAACTGGGTCTTGACCCGAGCAACAGACGCCGATACTTACTCTCCTAGCAGCCCTAATGCTTTGGGTCAGGGCGATGCGTTCTTTGTTACGGCAGGTAACACGGGCGCTGGTGAGACGTATGTTTGCAATACGACTGGCACAATTACGTTTGGCACGACTGCAATCACCTTTGTCCAAATCTCCAGCGCTCAGGTGTACAACGCTGGCACGGGTCTAAACCTCAGTCCGGCAACTACGTTCAATATCTCGAATACCGGCGTGACTGCTACGACGTATGGCGGCGCATCTCAGATACCGACTATTGCGGTCAACGCTCAGGGGCAGATCACCAGCGCATCCAATACCACGGTATCGGTTGACTTGGCAACACAGGTCACGGGCAACTTGCCAGTAACCAACCTGAACAGCGGCACGAGCGCATCGGCTTCCACCTTCTGGCGGGGGGATGGTACTTGGGCTGTTGGTGTTTCTGGCCCGACAGGTCCGACCGGACCCACTGGCCCAACGGGTACGGCAGCTACGATTGCTGTTGGTACTACTACAACTAGCCCGGCAGGTGGCAACGCCTCGGTTGTAAATAGCGGCTCGTCAAGCGCTGCGGTGTTCGACTTCACCATTCCAACTGGTCCGACTGGTCCGACTGGTCCTACTGGACCCACAGGCTTAACGGGACCTACTGGACCCACGGGCGCCCCCGGACCTACTGGCCCTACCGGCCCTACGGGTTTAACCGGTCCTACTGGTGCTCCTGGACCCACCGGCCCAACTGGACCGACAGGTCCAACCGGCCCCACGGGCCTTGGCTATGCAGGTTTGACCTCAACCTCGTCGGTTGCAATTGCTACAGGCTCTAAATCGTTTACCGTTAACCAAGCGCAAGGCACGAATGCCTTTGTAGTTGGTCAATACATCCGCGTGTTTAATACCGCAACGCCAGCTAATTACATGGCGGGCACTATTACTGCGTATTCCAGCACAACGCTAACAGTCAGCGTAGACTCTATCGGCGGTTCAGGCACTTTTTCTGCGTGGACAATCACAGATACTGGATCACAAGGAGCTACCGGACCTACTGGACCCACTGGACCTACTGGACCCACTGGGACCACAGGAAGCCCCGGCCCGACTGGCCCTACTGGCCCAACCGGTCCGCCCGGACCTACAGGCTCCACTGGGCCAACCGGCCCCACCGGCCCCACAGGTTTGGGTTACTCTGGATTGACTTCTACGTCATCGGTTGCTGTTGGTACGGGTTCTAAGACTTTTACAACAAACCTAGCTTCTACGGCTACCGCATTCACCGTGGGTGAATATGTGCGCGTGTTTAACACGGCAACGCCAGCCAACTACATGGATGGCACGATCACGGCGTTTAGTAGCACAACGCTAACTGTTAACGTCGCTAATACGGGCGGTTCTGGTACGTTTGCAGCTTGGACAATTGTGGCGGTAGGCGCTCAAGGCGCTACAGGTCCGACCGGTCCCACTGGACCTACTGGCGCACCTGGACCTACTGGCCCCACTGGCCCGACTGGTTTAACTGGCCCGACTGGGCCGGCTGGCCCCACGGGAACAGCTGCAACCATTGCGGTTGGTACTACAACGACTAGCCCTGCTGGCGGTTCTGCTAGTGTCACGAACAGTGGAACATCAAGTGCGGCTACCTTTAATTTTACAATTCCCACTGGTCCCACCGGACCAACTGGCGGAACTGGACCCACTGGGCCAACCGGACCAACCGGACCCACTGGACCCCCAGGACCGACCGGCCCATCTGGAGCAACTATTGTCCGTGCGTGGGTTAACTTCAACGGAAACGCGCCCGTGTCTACACGCGCAAGTTCAAACGTAAGTAGCGTGACTCGTAACAGCACGGGTCTGTACACGATTGCTTTCACCAGTGGTTTGGGTGACGGCAACTACGTTGTACAGGGTACTGGGGGTAATAACTCTACCCAGCAGGCGGTAGTTTGCGTACCGTTTAACTCTACGGCGCCAAGTAGCGGTTCGTGTCAAATCCAGATTAACCAACAAAACGCGGGTTTGATTGACGTTAGTTGGGTAAGTGTTTCGTTTGTAAGGTAACCAGAGTAGCCAATGAACAAAGTCATTATTTTTAGAAATGAAAATGGCAGCGTTTCTCTCTGCTCTCCTACAGGTGAAATTACCGTAGAGCAAGTGCAGGCTAAAGATATACCTGCCGGAATCACGAGCTATATTGTTACAACCGATACGTTGCCTGAAGCAGACAATGATTTTTTTGATGCCTGGGTAATGCCGGAGCCCGGCATTGTGGCTGTTGATCTTGGACGCGCCAAAGAAATCACAAAAAACAGACTGCGGATAGAGCGCGAACCATTGTTTGTCGCCCTAGATGTTGCGTTTCAGCGGGCAATTGAAGCTGGTTCGGACACTTCCGCTATTGTTGCTGAGAAGCAGCGGTTGCGGGATATTACAAACCTTGTTTACCCCTGCACAACAACCGCCGAGTTGCGAGCCTTGAAAGTTACTGCATGAGCCACCTTCCAATTTGGTACATGGGGGCGGTAGACCCGGACATTTGCGATAGGGCGGTTGAAGACTTTTGCACGCTCCGCACCAGAGATGCCGCCATGGGCTCCGTAGGAGAAACCTTTGATCATAAGTACCGCAACACTACTGTTCGGTTTGCTGGGCCAAAGCATTGGTTTGAAGAGCACATGTTGCCGGTAGCTGCTTTGGGCAACGAGGTGTGCAAGTGGGACTTTAACGTCACAGACAACGAGCACATTCAGTTTGCCGAATACGGGCCAGAACAGCACTACAACTGGCATGCGGACACTTTTCCTTTGACCGGCAAGCCTATGGACCGCAAGATAACCGTGGTCTGTTTGCTTAACGAGCCGTCCGAATTCACTGGCGGAGAGTTCCAGATTCGGCTATATTCTGAATATACCGCTCCGTTGGTCAAAGGTTCCGTGATTGCATTTCCATCGTTTTTGGAGCATCGGGTAGTTCCGGTTACGTCAGGAATGCGTAAGTCGGCAACAATTTGGCTGGAAGGCCCTCGTTTTAGATAAGGACACAACATGTCTACATACTCTTCTGATCTACGGATTGAACTGATTGCCAATGGCGCCCAGGCGGGTACTTGGGGCACAACGACCAATGACACTTGGGCATACGTTATTGACCCCGCTATCACGGGGTTTCAAACCGTGGCGGTCTCCAGTGCCAATCAGGCGCTAACTTATGTCAGCGGATCTACGTCCACGGCGTCAGCCAACCAGGCTATTTATGCTTCGTTGGCGTTCACGACCAGCACGGGCGCTAACTTCAATGTCTATGCTCCCCCTGCGCCCAAGCAGTACATCATATGGAACAACAGTTCGTACACGCTGACAATTTACAACAGCACGGTAATCGGTAACACGACGGCTGCTGGCGCAGGTGCAGCAATTCCTGCCGGTAAAAAAGTCCAGGTGTTCAGTACTGGCACAAACTTCTATACGATTGAAGCGGCAAACCTGACAGGAACTCTGGCTATTGCTAACGGCGGCACTGGCCAAACTACCCAACAGGCCGCTATCAATGCCTTAGCTGGAGCTACTACTTCTGCACAGTTTCTGAGGGGTAACGGCACAAACGTCGTGATGTCGGCAATCCAAGTGTCGGATGTCCCCACGTTGAACCAGAACACCAGCGGCACTGCTGCTGGCCTTTCCGCAACTTTGGCTGTTAGTAGTGGTGGCACAGGGCAGACAACTCAACAAGCTGCCATTAACGCATTGGCTGGCGCCACGACCTCTGCGCAATTCTTGCGTGGTAACGGTACAAACGTTGTGATGTCGGCCATTCAAGTTGCGGATGTACCTACCCTTAACCAGAACACCACTGGACAAGCTGGTTCTGTTGCAAACTCTGTAACGTTCAATACGTCTGGCGGCGCGGCTGCTGGGTCGACATTCAACGGTTCCGCAGCACGCACGGTTGATTACTCAACGGTTGGGGCGCCGTCTACTACAGGTACTAACGCTTCGGGTACCTGGGGTATTAGTATCAGCGGTAACGCGGCCACAGCTACAAGTGCCACAAGCGCTTCGTCTGCATCCACGGCTACTACGGCTACGGCACTGACAACAGCCACTGGCTCTGCGCCTTCCTACTCTGCACGCGCATGGGTTAACTTTGATGGGTTTACTGGTTCATACCGTACAGTTGGAAACGTAAGTAGCGTTACGCGTACTGGTACTGGGAAATACACAATTGCTTTTACTACGGCATTACCTGACGCAAATTACACATTTGCTGGCGGTGCAGGAAACAACACTACTCAAAACCTGTCCGTGTGTATACCGTATAACTTGTCGGTGCCAACCGCATCTGGCTGTGACGTGGAAACTAACCAGCAGAACGCCGGCCTGATTGATGGCTCGCTAGTCACGATTACTTTCTTCCGTTAATTTGTGAGGTCTCGATGAAAAACGTCATAATTTATACCGGCAAAAACGGTGGAGTTTCAGTCTGCTACCCTTCTGGCGAACTGTCGCTGGAAGAAGTTTTGGCAAAAGATATCCCCGCTGGGGTTCAAAGCTATGTCGTTGATTACGACACGCTGCCTACAGGCGATAACGATTTCTTTGATGCTTGGAAACTGTCTGGTGGAACTGTGACGGTTGACTTGACTAAGGCCAAAGCCCTGACAAAAGACAGACTCCGGGCCGAGCGTGCGCCGTTGCTTGCTGCTCAAGATATTGCGTTTCAGCGGGCACAAGAAACAGGCGCTGATACTACTGCCATCGTTGCTGAAAAGCAGAGACTGCGCAACATAACAACGCTCGTCGATGCCTGCACGTCTACCACCCAATTGCGTGCGTTGCACTGTTAATCCAATGTGGATCCGGTCACTGCTTTCAC